TCTGGTGCGTCAGATTTGGCTCGGTTAGCGATCCGCAGGATCTCCCGGCGAGAGAGGTCGGCAATCTTGTCGGCCATCTCAACAGGATCCGTGATGGTGTTGAGACTCGCCACATTCCTTGCCGCAACGGCATGGATCACCAGATCATCACCCTCGAGATCCTTGTGCCGACTCTTAAAGTCCCGCCAGAACTCCTGCTGTCGCTTCTCCTGCTCATACTTCTGTGTCAGTTCACTTACAATCTGTTGCCTGTGCAGTTCCAGGGCTTTGGTAGGGTTCTCAAACAGCAGCGTGTCGAGGTTGGGCTGTGCCTGTGCGGCCTGAGCCTGATTCAACGCATCAACTTGCTGTTTGAGCCTGCGGAGTTCCCCCAGTTCCGCACCCTGTTGACCCATCTTCCGCTCAAATTGCCTCTCGCGCTCCTCAAGGGCTGACGCGACGGCAGGATCAAGCGTGTATTTCTGGCCCGCTATAGTCATTTCGACGCCAGTAGGAGTGGCGGGTTCTTTCTTTTCCTCTACCGGAGCGTCTTGCCCTGGACCGCCCTGCAAGATCGCGGCATCCGGGTTCGGCGTGACCGGATCAGGCTGGGTCGGTTGTGGCTTGTCCTTGGCCATGCTTTTCTCCTCTCCGCTGTACCGTTAGGCCTGAGCGGGGATGCGGTTGTGAATCTCTTCCATGGCTTCCTGCCCCTGATTGACTGCGCGTTCGTAGTCACGCAGGAGCGAGCGGAGGGCGGCAATGGCCGCGATCCCCCCGATCAATTTCTGTGCGTCCACCTTGCCGCTGTCATATTCCCGAATCAGCGACTTTAAGATCGCTTCCTGACGTTCTCCCACTTTGAGGGACAAATCCCGCAAGAGCATCTGTGAGACTTGCCCCTGGTGTATGCGGTCTATGGTGTGCGTCACCGGCGCACCGATAAATGACGAGGCAGATAGAGGGGAGTGCCCAGGTCGTGCTTGGGCCGCCCCTCTAAGGCGCGGATGTCTGCCCGCGCATGGGCGAATAATTCCATCACTCCTTCAAGGGCCTTCTTCAAAAACTTGATCTGTTGATTCACGTCACCCCCATCATTGACGTGCTCAAAATACCATTTCACCCATTCATCATGCCGAGTTTCAAAGTCCTTGCTCATATCTTGCGGTATCCTTGGGCCAGTTCCGATGTGCCAAACACACCAGATCCCCGCGCCGACCTCTTCTGCTTCCGCGACAGCCCCGCCTCACTCATGGCAATGGCGATGGCTTGTTTTCGACTCTTGACTTTCTTGCCCGACCCGCCTGAGTGCAACGTCCCGCGTTTAAACTCCTTCATCACCTTATGAACTTTCTTTTGGCCGTAATCGCTCTTGTGTGGCATTGAAACCCTCAAAAGAAAAAACCCCGCTGGGATAAACCCAACGGGGCTCTTTTGCTGCGATGACCCCTACTTATTCAGTTGTTAGGACACAATCGTCGAAAAAGTCTTGTCCTCGAATGTTATTCCGAGGATTTTTCCGTCCTTAATATGCAAAATAGCATTGCCCTTGCGTTTGTCAAGCAAAAATTGCATCAGGGCTGCCACGATGGGTTGGGGGAGGGATACCGATCCGTTGTGGTGAATGACATCGCCACAGGCGGAAATGACGGTGCCCAATTATCCCTGCCCCGACATTTGTGTTAATGGGTTGATGGTGGCATTTATCTCAGCGGGAAGTTCGCCCTCTGCTGGGACCATACCCCCCTTACCCTGCCCCCCAGTCATCTGCATCAGCCCCATCAGTTCCTTGAAGCGATTAGGCATATTCTGCAATTCCTCTGGATTCTGCTCCAGGTGGGACGGGTTGATATTCAACAATTTCATCATGTAGGTCAAAATCTTGTCGCCGCTGAAGCGTTTGGCGAAGGCCTGAAACAGGATAGGGTTAGAGACAGCCATTTGCATGAGGGCGGCGGCTTTTTGGAAGTCTCTCACTCTCGCAAGAGTGGCCGAGAGGCCATGAACGCGAAAACCGCACCCACCGGCCAAATTAGCGAATCGTTCCTCTGGCCCCATCCGGGCCAAGGTCAACGCCACCCGCGTTCCAAGTGATCCCACAATGTCCTGGCTGGAGAGGTCGTCGGCATTCTGCAAAATGGTCATCCAAGCCTTGCGGAGGGTCGGACCAATAAGTTCCGTTTCAATATCGGCGGAGATGGCATCCAGGGTGACGGCTGAGGATTGGGAGGCTTCAATAACCTCTGTTGCCTTGACCTGCTTCGGGGGCAGCATACCCATGCGCAGTTCATTGGAGAGCGAAGCGGCCAGGTGCTCGCTGTTGGCAATCTGAAACATGGCGATGGCGTCTTGTGGCACCTTGCCCTCAGAGACCGTTTCCACCACCTTCATGCCGTCGGGCGTCTCGTCCTTGATGGCAAGACTGATCCCCTGGGGGATGCCCCCGGCGATCTGGCGGGCATCTTCGAGAAGTCCTGTCCGCACCTGCTTGATGCCCCACACCGACGAGAGACCCCCATCCAGCATGAGGTTGAAGAGTTCATTGATCGCCACGTTGAGTGGCGCAACATGGTCAAAAAGGGCCTTGTGCCACACGGATCCAGGCACCCGGACCAGCGGAGAGCTGACGAAAGGGGACTCCTGGTGCCAAAAGGGGTTGTCCTCTGGGATCCGGAGCAAATAACGGTCATTGGCAATGGCTGCCACACAGTTCTTTTTTACCACCCGGCCCCGCGCATCCAAAATATCGCCCCAGAACTCGTCAACCACCACTCGCTTACGAAAGGACGGAGGGGTGGCGTCCGTTTGGTTGCGGCTGCGGGCTTTTTCCCACGATTCATACTTTTTCTCGAAATCCTGGTCAATCAGTTCCAAAACATCGGGGTCGTAGATGTCGTCGTTCTCGGCCACCTCGATTAAATCCGATAAATCCCGCTCTACGGTGTGTATTTCGTATAAATTGCGGTCTGTGGGGTCGGGGAAGTAATCTTCAGCGGAAATCAGGTCAATAATCAGCCGCCATGGCTGAATTTCCCGTGTTTTGAGGCTTTTTGTCTCATTGGCCCGAATTTGACCCTCTTCACCGACGGACACAAACTCAATCCCTCTCTCAGCGAAGAATTGCCGCTCCGTTCGCTTCCTTCCGTGGATTTTCAGCGTAATCAGAGACTCGAGGAGGCCCTTTTTGACCCCATCAGACAGCACCAGGGGGAACGAGGTCCACTTTTGGAGCCCATCGGGCATACGGTTGAGGAAGCAGAGGACTAAATCACGGGCCTCGTGGGCCTGGAGGACAGCATTGGGCGGCATATCCATCGTAAACCACTCACCAAACTGGACCAAGGCCCGCTTCACGAAGGCGGAAAACTGCTCCACGGCCACAGGCACCTTGGGCAAGAACTCCTTGGACTGGCCTTTTTGCTTGTGTGACCAGTCCTGCCGACCCAAATAGGTGTTGGTATTGAAGCGATTGAGAGCGGTACGATCCCGCTTGGCCATCTCCGCTTCATGCTTGTAAGCACGGATGGCCGTTAAGACCGTCAGATCAGCCCCTTGCGCGACTGGCCTATCCTCTCCTGGTTGTTTGCGCCTAGCCATGCTGCCTCCGTTCAATCACCATCACACCACGCCCAGCATCATATTCGGCATGGAAAGTATGATCGCCATGATGCGACCGTAATTCACAAATCCACAAGAGGGCTTCAGGATATTCCTCTTTTCGCATTTCCACATACGCCCAACCCGTTACCATGTTGCTAATCCGCTCAAGACGCCATCCAGGTCTAGCTTCGTGGTTTGTCGTACACATCGTTACTTCTCCCAAAATATCCAGGCATGGGAATGCCTTTGGACGTTTTCTCACTAGCTATGCAGTCGTGGCACACACCGATGGCCCGGGCCCCGTGGGTCAAGAGGGCGTTGGGGCAGAGACGGCATATTTTCAGGTCATTCAGCGGTGCGCCCATGCGTACCCCGGCATGCCAATAGCCGCTTTTAGGCTGTCAAACGGCCCCGTCCGTCGTACAGGTTGCTCATAAGAAATCCAGTACCCAAACGCATCCGAATCATGCGTGCGCTGGTAATACGGATCGCGCCGATCATGGGACTTCTTGATCCCACCCCGGTCATCCCGCAAGGTTTGTTCCAAGTCGTCAATCAGATGTTCACAGGAGGGGTCAATTTCCACGATGGATACCCCCCCCTGATCCCGCAAGGCGGCGTTGACGGCATTGATGCGGTCAGGCACCATCGGGTTTTTCTCCGGCACCTTCAGTCTCACGGGTGCCCCATACTGGCGCATGGCGTTCAAAATCAGGCTGTAGTCGCTCTGACCCGTCTGCCGTGACCGCCCCTTGGAGGTGGCATCGCCATAAATCCATATTTCCCCGCGATGGTCTGGCACGGCATCGTAAAAGAGCTGCACCATGTCAAGGACGCTACCTTCTTGCAGCCGAAAGGTCCGATAGACTCGAAACAGCTTCATGTGGCGCTGCCCGATCCCGCTGACCATCGGCTCCACGTTGAAATCCCAGTACCAGGCCAGGGGCATTCGTTGCGTGATGGGAGGCTGAGACTTGAC